TCACGGCGTGGGCGTTCGGCAACCAATCAGGCGCAGCAGGGCATGACTTGACCAACTCGAGGTCAACAACCTCTATCGCACGGTCTGGGCGGGACGTACCCGCTACCAGTTTCAGCGCTTCAGGCTTGCGCGGCCTTCCGGGAAATTGGTTCAACTGTGGGCGGCTGGCGAGGCTCCGAACGCATCAATGCTGGCGTCTTACCGAAACCTGATTAACGATTTCGGCCTGACGCCTGTTGCTCAGGGCAAAGTGAAGCCAGTCGGCACGAAAGAAACAGAGAATCCATTTGCCAAAAACGGCAAGCGAGCGTAACTACGTCCGGATTGCGGTCGATTACGCGGCCAAAGCAGCGGACAAAAAGAACTCAGGTAGCTTTGGAAAATGGGTGCGGATGGCTGCGCTACGTTTCCAAAAAGACCTGAAGCGGTCAGAACGGAAGAATCACCCGTTTCTGTTTGACGAGTGGCACGCGAATGATGCGTGTGACTTTATCGAGAAGCTGCCACACGTTGAGGGTCAGTGGGAGACGCCCACGATCACGCTGCACGAGTCGGATGTTTTCTTTATTGTCAACCTGTTCGGGTTCAGGAAGCCAGACGGTAGCAGACGGTTTTCAATGGCTCTCAAGGCCATTGCACGGAAGAATGCCAAGAGCACGATAGCCGCAGCCATTGGACTTTACTGTTTATGCTGTGAAGACGAGGTCGGGCCACAAGTAATTACAGGCGCGACGACGGGATCACAGGCCCGGATCGTGTTTAACGTAGCGAAAAGGATGGTCGAAAAGACCGCTGCGCTGCGTGAAGCGTTCACTCTGGAGCCGTTTGCAAACGCAATTGCGAGCTACGGCAACGGCGGAACGTTCAAACCGATCAACGCAAAGGCCAGTACACAGGACGGATTGAACCCGTCAACAGTGATTCTTGACGAGATTCACGCCCACAAGACCCATGATTTGCTGAACGTGCTGCAAAGTGCGGCGGGCGCGCGGAAGAATCCGCTCTTTCTGTACGCAACGACTGAGGGATACGAGAGCCCCGGCCCGTGGCCTGAGTTACGACACTTTACGAAACAGGTTCTCGAAGGGATCGTAGAGGCCGATCACTTCCTTTGTCTGTACTACGCGGTTGACGATACCGACGATGACTTCGATGAGTCAACGTGGATCAAGGCTAACCCCCTGATGGACGTCAACCCAATACTGATGACGGAAATCAAGAAAGCGGCGATTGAGGCGAAGGGAATGCCCGGACGCCATGCCGAATTCAAGATTAAGCGTCTCAATCGGCCATCCGCATCGGCTGAATCGTGGATCAATCTGGACAAATGGCGCGCGTGCGTCAAGCCGGTTGACTTGGATTGGCTGGAATCGTACCCCTGTTACGGCGGGTTAGACCTTGCTGATACGGGTGACCTGTGTAGCTGGCGTCTGGTGTGGCTTGTAAACGGTGTTTACTACACATGGGGCCGTCGTTGGGTGTGTACCGATGCGGTCAGTAAGCGTACAGAACGGGGCACGGTTCCCTACGCCGGGTGGGTTTCAGCCGGTCATATCGAGCAAACGCCCGGAAGCGTCATCGATCACGATGTAGTTGAAGCGCGGATTCTTGAAGACAAAGCAAGATTCAACATTGTCAAGGTGAACCACGACAACTGGAAGGCAAAGCGGCTTACGCCGAAACTGATTGCCGCTGGCTTGCCGATGGAGCCATTTATTCAAGGGCCAAAGAGTTACGACCCTGCAATGCAGGAATTTGACCGCGCCTATAAGGCTGGCAATTTCGTTCCGGGCGTTGATCCGGTGCTGAACTGGTGCGCCTCTAACTTGGTTGCGCGAAAAGATGTGAACGGCAACATCGCTCCGGACAAGAAAAAGAGTCCGGACAAGATCGATGACATGGTCGCAATGCTTATGGCATTCGGCGGGTGGGTTGAAGAGCAACCTGAAGAAAAATCATTCTGGGAAAGCGCGTGAGAGAACAAATCCGAACCGCGCTTGCTGCGGCTAAATCATGGCTACCTGACATCTTAATGATGTCTGGTGCGTCAGGTATCAGCTACGGGGCCGCGCTCGTCTATGAGCCATTGGGCTACGTGGTGGGCGGTGTATTCGTGCTCATTTCTGGCCAGATGATCGCGCGAGGCGGTAAGTAATGGGATTCCTCGCCGCTGCTTTTGAGCGGAAGTCATCGGTTTATGACCAGTGGATACAGCTTCTCGACTACGGCAACAAGTCGAAAGCCGGTCCTAACGTCAATCTGAATACCGCTTTCCGGGTGTCTGCGGCCTTTGCTTGCATGCGACACATCGCAAACGGCGTGGCTCAGGTGCCGTTTAAGCTGATGCAGGACTACGAATCGGACGGATTGAACCGCAAAAAGGTTGCCCGCGATCACCCGTTGTACGAGGTTTTCACGGTTCGGCCTAATGCGTGGCAGACATCTTTCGAGTTTCGCGAAACGTTGGCGCTGCATGCGTGCATGGGCAACGCCTTCGTGTACCTGAATCGTTATCGTGGCACGATTGCCGAAGCCTTCTGCCTGAATCCGGCGCTCGTCACGGCGACGCAGGCTGATGACTGGTCGATCACATACAAGGTTCGCGGCAAGAACGGCGGCGAACGACCGGTCCCGGCCTCTGACATCTGGCACGTTCGCGGGCCGTCGTGGGATGGCTTCCTCGGGCTGGACACGCTCACCGTTGCGCGCGAAGCGCTTGGTTTGTCGGTTGCCCTTGAGAACAGCCACGCATCGCTACATCAAAACGGCGTTCGACCGTCTGGCGTTTATTCGGTTGACGGCGTTTTAGATGGTCCGCAGCATAAAAAGCTGTCGGACTGGCTGAAATCAGAGGCTGTGACGAACGCGGGCGGCACGATGGTTCTCGACCGTAGCGCTAAGTTCATGAATACGTCAATGACTGGTGTTGACGCGCAACACAAAGAGACGCGCGATTTACAAATTGAAGAGGTCTGCCGGTTCTTCGGCGTGCTTCCCATCGTCATTGGCTATACCGGCGACACAGCAAGCACCTACGCCAGCGCGGAATCGATGTTCACCGCTGACCGGGTGCAGACGAAAAGCCCCTGGTACGTGCGAATTCAGGAGTCAGCGGACGTTAATTTGCTGACCGCAGAGGAACGGAAGACCGGGTACTACTGGAAGTTTATGACCAACGGCCTGATGCACGCGACATCGAAAGATCGCGCTGAATATCTCGCTCGCGCGCTCGGCTCTGGCGGTGCTCCGGCTTGGATGTCGCAAGACGAGGCCCGTGCCGTCGAAGACATGGACCCGATGGGCGGCGCTGCGGCGAAATTACCCGTTTTGCCTACACAAACACCCGCAAAACCTCAAAAAGAGGAAGCAAACAATGAACCATCTCAAGACGTTATCGAAGTCGGATAACGACATCGTCGTCGGCAATTACATGGTGCTTTTCGGTGGAAAAGACCTTGTCGGTGAGTACTTCACCAAAAACACCCGTTTCGATAGCGGATACACCGATTTAGGGGTGCTTTACGTCGATTTTGAGCACGGTTTAGACCCTGATTCCACGGGTATGGACGACTCCGAAGTGCTCGGGGTTGTTGATTGGAAGTCCGCGAAGACCGATGACACGGGGATTTTCGTTCAGCGCGTGCTGAATCGTCGCGCAAAGTACGTCGAAATGCTCGCTGAATTGATTGACGCAGGCGTTGTTGGTAACTCGTCTGAGGCGATTCGCGGCAAAACGATGCGTCAACGCAGCGGCGAAATCACCCAATGGCCCTTGAAGCGCGACACGCTCACGGTCACGCCGATGGAGCCGCGAATGATCACGCAAAACCTGATCACCGTCGCGAAGTCACTAAGTGAATTTTTCCCGGCGAGCAAATCGCTTGCCGCATTGACTGGCGCGTCGCTTCCTGATGAGGCGAAAAGCATCGAGTCAATTCAAACCATACGTGATGCCGAAGCCTATCTGCGCGATGCAGGGCGGTTCAGCAAAACGCAAGCAGCGGCCTTCATTGGCCGCTTCAAGTCCCTAACGGGTCAGAGGGATTCTGACGAATTGGGCGCATTGGTGGCTGCTTTCAAAAACGCGACCGCCGTTCTCTCCAAGTAATCGAAAGGAATCCGAAATGGATCTGTCCGAAATCAAAAACCTCGTTGACGCGCAAGGCAAAGCGTGGGACGAGTTCAAGAAAACCAACGATGAGCGTTTGAAAGCGCTGTCCGAGGGCAAGGGTATTGCCGACATCGAGGCGAAGCTCGCCAAGATGGATGCAGTAATCACCGAAACCAGCAAAGAGCTGAAAGAGCAAACGCTGAAATCGCAGCGTCCCACGCTGACCGGCGACAAAGCCGATGCAGCCGAAGCCGCGCTTAAGTCTTTCAATCTCACCGCTAAGGCGGCGGCGATGGAAAGCGGACGGCCAGCGGTTGAAGTTACCGCTGAACAGTACGCCGATTACAAATCCGTTTACGAAAAGTACCTCCGCAAAGGCGTGGATGCGCTGACCGACGCAGAGCGCAAGACGGTTAACGTCGGCACGGCTCCGCAAGGCGGCTACTTGACTGGCTACGAAATGGAAGCCGGTATTGACCGTGTCGTTCAGCGATACAGTTCGATGCGTCAGGTAGCCCGTGTGATCAACATCGGTTCAGCGACTTACAAAAAGCTCGTGAAAACTGGTGGTACTTCGGGCGCATCGCGCGGCGGCGAGAACACGACTCCATCAAACGGCACTTCGCCGACGTGGGTTGAACTGGAATTCAAGCCGGGAACCTACGTTTCTGAGCAACGCATCACGTCCGAAGCGTTGGAAGACGCAACGATTGACGTCGGCGCAGACCTCGAAAACGAGATGGGCATCGAGTTTGCCGAAATGGAAGGCACTGACTTCATTTCTGGCAACGGCATCAACGGCCCGCGCGGCCTGACCGACTACACCGCAGTAGCCAATGCGTCCTACGCATGGGGCTCGGTCGGTTATGTGGCCTCCGGTCACGCGTCAAGCTGGGCATCCTCGAATCCATCGGATTACCTGATTGATTTGGTGCACTCGCTGAAGCGTCAGTACCGTGCAGGCGCGTCGTTCATCATGAACGATACGACTCTCGGCTCGATTCGCAAGCTGAAAGACGGTCAAGGGAACTACCTCTGGGGTATGACCCGCGAAACGTTCATGGCTGGCGCTGTGGGTACGTTGCTCGGTTACCCCGTCGTGACGGATGACTTCATGGCTGACATTGGCGCGAATGCGTACCCGATTGCCTTCGGTGACTTCAAGCAGGCGTACTACGTGATTGATCGCAAGGGCGTTTCGGTTCTCCGTGATCCGGCTGGCGCGTTCCCGCACGTCAAGTTTCTGGCGCGTCGTCGCGTCGGCGGCGGCATCGCGAAGTTCGAAGCCTTGAAGCTGTTCAAGATCGCCACGTCGTAACCAAAAGCGGGCGCTAACCACGCCCGCGCAACCCATTCTCACTAAGGAAAATCATGAAAGATTTGATGAACAAGATCGACGTGAAACGGGTGCTTTCTCCCGTCTCCGTTGCTGACACGACCGCGCAAGTGGGTCAGATTATCGACCGCAAGGGCTACCACTCGTTGACTTACGTTATTGCGACCGGCTCCATTGCCGATGCTGACGCCACGTTCACGGTGTTGCTCGAAGAGGGCGACGTATCGAACCTGTCCGACGCTGCGGCTGTTGCTGATGCTGACCTCATCGGAACGGAAGTCCTCGCGGCTTTCCAATTCGATGACGACAACGAGTGCCGGAAGCTCGGCTACAAGGGCGCAAAACGCTACACACGTTTGACGATTACGCCTGTTGCCAACGCATCGGCGGCGCTCCTGAGTGCTGTTGCGATTCTCGCCTCACCGGCTGCATCGCCTACCGCTAACCCGCCTGCTTAAACCACAGGCCAAAGCGTGAAGCGCCCTCCTCGTGAGGGCGTTTTGCATTGGGGCTTACCAAAGGATGAACTGAATGCCGATCACCACTCTGGCTAACGCTAAGACGCATCTGCGTGTTACGCATTCGAGTGAGGACTCCCTCATTACGGCGTACTGCGATGCTGCGGAAGCGATGGCAGAGCATTATTGCAATCGGTCGTTCGGTTCACCATTGCCGTATGCAGTGACGGCTGCTGTTTACCTGATGGTCGGCGACCTGTACGAGAACCGGGAGACGAAACAGGATAGGCAGCTTTACGTCAATGACGCATGCGCATCGCTACTCAACACCGTTAAAGACTGGTCCCGCTCTTCTGTTGGTCGTCTGCCTGTCGGGGTTTCGCTAGATACCGATCCTCCGATTATTGGGGACGACTGGTCAAGGGTCTGGCGCTGGAAGAACGAAGACGGCACGGCAATTGATATCACCGATTACACGGGCACATTCCAGCTGTACGACGGCGACACGGTTATTCACTCGGGTAGTTTGACTGTCAGTGACGCAGAAGAGGGCGAATTCTCATTCTCGATTGCTGACACGGTGACCGACGATTTCTCGCCGGGCGAATATTGGTATCGGGCGCGCGTCACGTCTCCCACGGGTGAAGTGACAACTATTGACCGTAAGCGAGTCATCCTCCAATGAGTATCGTAGAGGTTGTTCGGCGCACTACTACGACGGTTGAAATCGGGCATCCCGGCGTTCAGGGGCCAGCGGGTACGGGCGGCGGCGGAGGCGGGGCTACTGGTCCCACAGGAGCCACGGGGCCAACTGGTGCCACTGGTCCCACGGGCGCGACAGGTGCCACCGGACCTACCGGATCGACAGGCAGCACAGGACCAACCGGAGCCACAGGCGGAACCGGCGCAGACTCAACTGTTGCCGGGCCAACGGGACCAACGGGCGCAACCGGCCCGACCGGTCCTACGGGTGCCACGGGATCAACGGGCGCTACTGGCGCAACAGGTGATGCCGGACCAACAGGGCCGACAGGGGCAACAGGTGGCACGGGGCCGACCGGCTCAACTGGAGCTACTGGCGCAACCGGAGCTACAGGATCAACGGGCGCGACGGGTCCGGTAGGCGGATCAACCGGGCAATTTACGTGGAATAACTCGGGCACAGCGGACGGCGCAAACGTATACCGCGAAGACGCCAACACCGTCGCGCAGCGAAACGGAACGACCGCGCAAAAGCGCTACACCTACAACACCTACACAAACGACAGCAATTACGAGCGCGGAACGCATTCTTTTGTATCGAACGTGCTCGTAATTGGTGCCGAGGCGCTCGGCACAGGAACCGCTCGCGCGGTCAAACTGAAATTCCAAGGTCAATCGATCACGTTCGCGTTAAACAACGTCGAATGGACAAACGGATTTACGCACTACTTCAAAGGCGGTGACTTTCAAGGCTGGAAGCGCGCGCTCTACCCGCGAACCGCTGCCCTCACGCTGGACAACGCGAACTACGGATCGGCGACAGTAACCAACACGGGCGCGGCTGGTGCTATTGCTATGACGCTGCCGAGCGCTTCTGTCGGCATTCACTACTCGTTTTGCGTCACGGCTGCGCAATACCTGCGTGTCACGCTTCCTACGAGCAATGTGATATACGATGGCACGACATCCAGCGCGCAGGCTGGCTACATCCGAAGCAATGCGGTTGGATCGACGCTGACCATCCAGTGTGTTGCCGCGAATACGTGGCACGTCATGGCGAAAACTGGCACATGGACGGTAGACGCATGATGCGCGCGCTCGCCATCCTCGCCGCGCTCTGGTGCTCACAAGCCGCTGCCTACCTCGGCAGCTTCGATCCGCAGCCGCTGCGCAATAGTGCCGTGGTCACCTTCATTGATACGCAAGTACCCGGAGCAGTATGCCTTGCCTACGGCGCTGACAACCCGCTGAACCTATTGCTTGCACCTATCGCCATTCAAACTGTCGAGTGCGCTATTTACGACAAGGGTATCGTCGCGGTGCCGCTCACCTTTGGACCGGGATCACTCTATGGACTTCAC